CCGCACCTCGGGCAACGCAGATACCGCTGCCGTTCGTCGCCACATGGACGGCTGGATCGGCACCGGAGTTTTTCGCCGCAGGTGCAGCGTGCTTCAGACACGGCGAAGCCTCAGAGCCCACGCCGCAGCGGCGTCACGGACCAGCGAACGCTTCACGATCTCAGCGGCCACAGCCTCGGGCTCGGGCTGCGTCTGCGTTGCCAGCCAGGCTTCGTACGAACGCATGGCCACGGATGCAGACGTGGAAGGGTAGGCCGGGTTCAGCACAGGCCCCACGTCGTAGAGGCCCGATACCTCGCGGATCTGGCGGATGGCCTTGCCGTCCTCGCCAGTGCGGAAGGATTCATTCTTGGGCTCCACCGTGAAGGCGAACGACGAGCCACGCACGTCGCGCCGCTGGATGAGCTCGAGCACGTCGGCCCGGCTCACGGGCGGCGTCACCACGTACTTCAGCCCCTTCTCGTCGCTAGAGAGTTCCAGCGTGCCAGACGAGGAACGGCCCAGCACGATGTTGGAGTCGTGGTTGAACAACGCCACCACGTCCTTGCCTCGCTTAGACAGGATGCGGTCGAACGCACCGGGAAGAATCTCTTCCCTGAATCCGCCAAGGTCGAGGCTTAGCCGGTTGTAGACGGCGGCGTATCCGACGATGGCGGCACGGCCGTCTGAGCGGGTTTCCACGACGAGCTCGTCGGCGTCCGCCAGTTCGTAGTCGCGGCGTTCAATTTCCATTTGTGTTTCCTCCGGTCGGTTGAGTCTGTACTGGAATGACGCCTTCGTTCACGCCCGCGATGATGCTGTCCACGGTGGCCTCGGGCATTGTCGGGAACGCGCCTTGAATCAGTGCCTTTGCTCCTTCGCCAGTGAGCAGGCCAGACGAAAGACCAGCGATGATCTCAAGCAGCGAGGAAACCTGTGCTCCGTTCAGGGCTTGCTGCTGCAAGTCCGTGGCCGCTTCCATGTCCACGCCTTCGCTGGTTGAGGTTGCATAGTCTTCCGCATCATCTTCGGCCGTGCCATCCATGGGCTCGCTAGCATCGGGCGAACTGGTACCGATAGCGTCCAGCGTTGTCATGTTCAGCTGCACGAAGTGCTTGTCACCCTCCGGCCCGATTGGGTTGAGGTTCTCAAGCTCGCGGATCTCGTTGATCGTCATCCAGCCGTTTTGCAGAGCCGAGACGTAGTAGGCAGACCGGCTCGCGTGGTCGCCACGCAGTAGGCCACTCACGCTGTGCTCGGCGAAGTACCGCTCGTCGTCCACGATCAGGTCACGGCTGATCGCGGCTTCCCACCGCTTGAGATGCGGCAGCAGGCAGTGCTGCACAAACTCGGTGCCTTGCACCTCTATGTTGCTGTATGTACTGCGTTCCAGGCTCTGGATCATGTGTGGAGGAACGCGAAACGCACGGCAAATCTCGATCACCTGATACTGCCGCGTCTCAAGGAACTGGGCCGCCTCGTTGCTGCCGCTGAGTTCGTGAGCCTTCACGCCATTCGGCAGCACCGCCGTGCGGTGTGCTCGATCCGGCCCACGGTGCATCCGCTCCCACTGCTCACGCAGACGCTCGGCTGCCTCGGCCGGAATCGGGTTGTCACTCTCCAGCACGATGCCCGGCCGGGCACCGTTGCCGAAGTATGTGGACCCGTGGGCCTCCAACGCCTGGGCCAGCCCGATGGCATTCTGAAAGATTCGGTACGTGGGGATCGGATTGATGCCGTCCTCAGTCGTAAACCGCAGGCAGAAGATTTGGGACTGCGAGTAGATCGTCTGCTTGCCGCTCGGCTCCCGGTACTTGTAGCGAACCGTGCCGTCTTCCAGCCGCTCGCACTCCATGCGAGACGAATGCAGCGGCCACAGTTCCGACACGGCACCTCGAGCACCCGGTCTGATCTCGGCGTAGCTCGCACCGTAATGCAGGTACATGCCGGTCATCCAATCGCGGAACTCTTGGGCCGTCTGCCACGGGTTTGGCTGCATGTGCAGAAGCCGGTAGACAGGGTGGCTCGTGGCCTTCTGCTTGCCGCCGTTGGCCATCCGCTCATAAACGTGGAGGGGCAATGCACTGCATGCGTCGCTGATGACTCTTATGCAGGCCGTGTAGGCCGAGCACGCCATCGAGTTGTCGGCGTTGACCCGGACGCCAGCCGGCGTGCGGTTCGACGTGGAGTCATTCCACTCGATGCCACGCAGGTCGAACATCTTGTAGTCGGCGACGGCGTTTTCAGTGGTCATACGATGAAGATGTCCCAGTTTTGTTCTGCTGCCTTTCGCACGCTGTTGGCTTCCCATCCTCCCAGGGCGAAGATGAGGGCAACGATTCCGTCGATGCGGCAGGTGCTTTTCTTTTTGACCGGGCGTATGTCTTCAAATGCACCGGTCTCGACGGTCACTCCTGCGGCCATCCAACTCAGAACCGGGTTGCCCCGGTGGCGAATCTTCTGCTGGAGCACAAGGCTCTCCAGCAACTTGGTAGGGCTGCTCATTGAGCGGAAACCCTGCCCAAATGATTCCACGGTCAGGCCCGCTCCTTGCAGTTCCACGCCCAACTGCACGGCACCAGACATGTCCATCAGCACCCGTTCCACTTGGTGCTTCTTGGCGTACTCCAGCACGAACTCGCGGATGACGCCGTGGTCGATCACGTTGCCGCTGGTGGCCGTGATCCACCCTTCGTTGACCCAGTGCTGGAACGGCTGGCGGTCTGTTCGCTCCCGTTCCATGATGAGGTCACGCGGACTGAACAGCATGCAGTCCACGTCGAACGTCCCGTCTTCGTGCGGAAACAGTGCCGAGACGGCCGACAGGTCAGTGCTCTTCGACAAGTCCATGCCAAGGATGCACGGCCTGCCGGCAAGCGGCACCGGCGGCGGCAACGCACATGCGGCCCACTTGTCCGGGTCCAAGAAACGGTTGCTTGTCTCTGTCCAGATTCCCAATGAGTAACGCAGCCAGCCATTGAGCTTCGTGGCCTTGTTCTTCGCCTCCATGGCATCGGCCGCAAAAGACTCCTCGGTCATGGTCACGCCCATGCCGGGATTGCACCGACGCCAGACGGCTGGCGAGAAATAGTCGTCCACGTCCTTTTGGGCGGCCCAGATCCGCCCATAGAACCGTGGGTCATAGGCCGGGTCAGCGATCACCTGCTCGGCGTACTCGTGCTGCTCCCAGCAGATCGACTGCCGGTCGCTGCCTGCCGTCGTGATGGTGCAGATCAGCGGCTGCGGCCGAGAGCGGCCCGAGTACCGCAGTGCCTCCCACAGCTTGCGGTCAGGCTGAGCGTGCAACTCGTCAAAGAATACGAACGAATAGGACGGGCCTTCGGCCGAGCCAGCGTCACGAGAGATGACCCGCAGGCTGCTATTGTTGCTGCGGTTCACAATCGTCTTGCGGCTGTCGATCACCTCGAGCATCCCGCGAAGCTCGGGCGAGCCAAGGATCATCTTGGCCGTTTCGTCGTAGATGATGCCGGCCTGGTTGCGGTCCTTCGCCGCAATGCACCCCAACTCTCCAACGCCCTCCATGACGAGGTGCCAGATAGCCAGGCACGACAGCAGCGTGCTCTTGGCATTTTTTTTCGGAACTTCGAAATATGCGACGCGAAACCTTCGCCGCTTGTCCTTGTCCTTCCACCCGTAGAGCGGCCGGATCACTTCGTCCTTGTGCCAATCCAAAAGCCGAATCGGCTCGCCAGCCTTGGCCGTGGCCCCGTCCTTCGTGTGGACGCACACGCCCTCAAGGAACTCAATGATGAGCTCGGGGTCGGTTGGGTCGTATGAAAACCCCTCAACCCACTCACGCCTTCTGGCGGCGGGCAAGGAACTTGGAGAGGACGCTTTCTTCCTTGGCATCCGGCTCAACCTTGAGGCTCGTTCTGGCCGCTGGCGACAGGCCAAAGTCGCTCTCTAACTGGCGAAGCTGGGCCGCTAATTTGTTGGCTATCGAGACTTCGGGACGCTGTGCGATGTACTTCACATCGCCCTTGTCGTTGAGGATTGGGTAGGTGTCACCCTCTTTCTTGAGTTTCGCACGGGTGGCAAGCCACCATTCATACGTGTCGCAGTAGCGGGCGAGTGCCTCGATGTCGGCCCGCGTCATCACCTTGACCGCCTGGAGCAGAGGCAGCAGCTCAGCCCACTTGCCAGCGGCCACCTCGCCCAAGTGCGACGGCATCACAACGCCATCGGCTGGCGGCTGTGGCTCGGCCTTGTTGAGCCGCCTGTGGCCAGGGTTGCCACGAACGATCTTCAGTGGAGTCGGCTCTGGCTTCGGCCCTCGGCGTCCCATGACCTACCCCCTAGCGATTACCTGCGGGCGCACTTTTTTGAGGAAACCGTGGGGTTTGGATCGGCGCAGGTCGGCATGATTGCCGGTACGCCGGGGTGCCTAGCCTTTCCGCCGCTGCTCCTGCACGGTCTTCCGGCCGTGGCAGCGGATGCACAGTGTCCGCAGATTGGCGAGCTCGTCCGTGCCACCTAGAGACTTTGGTGTGACGTGGTCCACGTGGGCTTCACGCTTCTCGGCACAGACGCGGCCACACTCTTGGCACTGCCATGCGTCGCGGATCAGCACGGCCTGTCGCGTCTTTAACCAGGCGGCCGAGCAATACCCACGGGCTGCCGCGTTGGGCCTGCCACTCTCGTCACGCCTTGCGGCGGTACGCAGACGCAGCGGCCTGTGGGTTGGAATGCGTTGGGGCATTGCTCACGACTTGAGCATCACGATGCCAACCGCCGACGTGCCATTCGTGCTGGCCGAAACGATCTTGAGGTACTGGGGGGCAAAGACCTCGTCGGGCAGCGAGTACGCCCGGCCTTCAGTGCTTGAGGGTGCAAGCGTCAGATCAGCGGCACTGCCGTCCACCTTGTACAGCCGCCGGAACGTGCCGGTCGGCGACGGGCTGACGAACATCTGTAGCGTGCTGGCGTTGGTGCTCATCGTGCCGAACGACACGACGGCCCCGGCCACGTCACGCATGTCGAGCGTGGTGGCGACTGAAGTGGCGGTCGAGAGCGTGATGTCGATGTTGCGGCTGAGCCGGGACATGTCTGCCATGTGTTGTCTCCTGTGCGTTCAGACTATGAGGGGCGGGCGTTCTCTTGCAGTCACGGCATCTGTGGCAACGCCGCCTGGTACTCGGCCTGCGTGATCTCCTCGACGGCACCGCTGGCGAGGAGTTGCGGGAGCAGCGTGGCGGCTGGCTCCCATGTCGTGAACTCGTCATTTACGGCGAGAAGCAGCCGGCCGGCAGCGTCACGCGGGGCGACAGCGGCCGGATCGAACGCCGTAATCGTGCGGCCGTCGGCGCTTGGGTGCCCCCATGCCGCGTCCAGTGTGGCGCGGACGTTCTCGTACAGGGATTCGTCTGGCGTGCGAAAGAATCTCATGCGACTGTGATCCCCCACTTCTTGCCGAGATACTTGTGGATTGCGGATCGCTCAGT